GCGTAAATGGGATTCGGGTACATCACCACAGCACCGTTGTGCGAGGTGGACGTACCCGAGGTAGCGTACGGAAAGTACGTGTAAACGGCACGCGAAGTCATCACTGAGCTCGTTGAGGTGCGGTCGTCGGGCCACTTCTGGCCATCGCTCTCAAACGGGTGCCGCAGCTGTCCGAGCAGTGCGGGTCCACGCGAGGCGTTCTTGTTCTTGTTCTTGTTGCGAGTCATTGGTTATAGGGGATGCCGGAACCACCGGGACTGTCCATTCGTGGTACCGCTTCCAGTGCGGCTGGCCGTGCAGTCTCTTGCATTTCTGACGGAATTATTGAAGGGTGGACGCCCTACCGTTGTAACCATTTAAACCACGAACCCCCTCCTACCACTCCTCGGCGCGGAACATGGGTGGGAGCCATCTTCCAACGTCCCAATCCCCTCCGGGCCGAGCCTGTCCAAGGTCGAAGTTCCAAGTTTCGAGAGTGCGTTCGATTACCAACTGCCTTTCGACAGGGATCCCCCAAGCGCGAGCGAACGACATTCGCGCCTCGGTCGTCACCACCACAGTGCGACCTGACTTCCAATCACTCGGAAGCAGGGATCTTAACCGGTAGTATTCATTATCGCGCATGACCCAGTCGAAAACTGGCCCTTTCTTGACCTGGGCCTTCGAAATGCTCTTCTCGCAATTTCGAATGAGTGCTACTAGATACGCCTGAACGACGGGGCAGCCGCGAGAAATGCTCAACTCGCCGAGGGCTACCGTCTTGATGTACTTACCACGAATTGCCGGAATGTTAAGCTTGTGGCTCACGGTGGCCTTGGAAAGAATCTTCGTGGGGTCACGAATCATCACTTCACGGCCATCAACGTAAACCGGGCGAGCCTGGCAGAACGTGGTCTCTTCCAAACAAGTGGGACGAGCCTCCACCTCCATGACAAAGCCGAACTGCTCGAAGAAGGTTTTAATTTCCTCATCACTGATCGGTTCTCCGTCATGGAAGAAGACACTGTCATCCCCGTCACACAGGAAGGTGAACTTCCGGCCGCTGGCATTCCCGAATGCAATCAACATGACGGCCATGATGATGCAGTTGCCTGCGCCGGTGTTGGCGTCGCCCGACATGCGACCACCGCTCACCTTGTACTTGACGCTCTGGTCGCCGCTGCGCCAGGTGCCATTGTTGTCTAGTTGCCACCCCAGTAGCTCCTCCAATTGGACTCCGAGACAGGTTTCCATCCAAAACCGGTGCTCCACCAGCCACAGGATTAGCTTCTGGCAGTGCGCGTCGAAGCGGGATGCATCGAGGCAGAGAATGTGACATCTGCCGCACCACTCATACTTGACGCGCATCTGACTTGCTTTCTCGACTTGGTTCAGTCCTTTCGCAAAGAGGCGCCCAGGCCCACAGCCTGGGAAATCCTCAAGGACGTACATGCGATGCTCGGCGCCACGGATACAACTTGCGAGCTGGAGAGTGTATTCGGTGGTGCGGAACTGAATCGCCCGGCAGTCTGGGTTCACTTTCTGCGGATTAAACTTAATGCCCTCAAGTTTAACGAACATGGTGATGCGTGAGTAGCGCTTCGGGCAGAATCCCCCAAACTCGATCAATTTTTGGTGAGCGCGCTCGTAGGCAGCGCGCTTCTTACCAGAATGGTTACGATAGATCGTCTCGTAATCCACCTGTGCATGGCGCCCAACGATCTTGGCAATGGCTTCCACTACTGGGACAAGCAATGATTCTATCGCGGATCGGGAAGGTGGTGGCACACACTTCCCTACGCGGCCCACGAGTGCATTTAACGTGTTACAAATGCAAGGTCGATGCATCAGCCACATCGAACTTCGTGCCTCCTCCACCGGTGCAACGGGGAGATGAAACACCCTCGCGCGGCAATAACCACTGCCGTCACACGCGCCAGCACCTTTCACTCGCCCCAAGGAGAAGTGTCCACTTCCGCAGCAATACGTCACAGGTTTCAGTAAGGAATGTAGCATATCGGCTCTCTGTCCCTTACCTCCACACGACGGGTGATGTTTGCGCGTACTGGGGCCTTGGGTGCA